AGGAGAAACTAAATGAAACTAACGATAGACGTTGAAAATACAGTAACAAAAAGAGATGGTAAAATGCACCTTGATCCATTTGAACCTACTAATAAACTGATTATGGTAGGTATGCTTGAAGACAATAACAAAGAACATCTTTGCAATGTTGATGGCCCTATTGTAAAGTGGAATAATATCATACAAGATTGTTTAGACAGAGCTACTATCCTAATTGGACACAACATAGCTTATGATTTGATGTGGCTTTGGGAATCAGGCTTCAAATATGATGGCCCTGTTTTTGATACAATGTTAGCTGAATACATATTACAAAGAGGTAACAAAGCTCCTTTATCTTTAGAAGCTTGTGCAGAACGATATATGTTAAAGACACAAAAACAAGATACTCTTAAACAATATTTCGCAAAAGGTATGGGTGTAGATGAAATACCAAGAGAAGAATTATCACATTACCTAAGTGCAGATTTACACGCAACACAAGAACTAGCACATCAGCAAAATATTAAACTTAATTCGTCTGATGCATCTCTAATGGATACAGTTTTATTTACTAACAAAGTATGTGTAACACTAGCCAAAATATACAAGAGAGGTTTCAAGGTAGATGTTAATGTATTACAAGATGTTAGATTAGAGTTTGAAAAAGAAAAGTTACAGATTGAAAGAGCATTAAAAGAACAAGTAAGAGAACTCATGGGTGATACACCTATTAATTTAAATAGTCCAGAGCAGTTGTCATGGATTATTTATAGTAGAAAACCAAAAGATAAATTAACATGGCAGAATAA